TAAGTATGGTAGAAATAAATTATTCAACACTGGTGCAGTTAAACAAATTGTTACAGACAACAATTTTTTAAATGGAGTTTATAATAAATTAAAAGATAGAGGTAAGGAGATATTCGGTTATCATTATAACGAAATTATTTTATCTTTTATTTTTATTAAATATATTAAATCAAATAAAGTATTATTTGAAAGATATCTTAAAATAAGAAATTATTTTATTAATAAAACTAAAAAAGAATTAAGTACTAAAGAACTTGAAAAAGCAAAAGAAAAAGATATTGAAGCAAGGGCAAGAGCAATAGAAGTTGATACTGCACAAGCCAATAAAGAAAATATAAATGAAGACACTGATACTATGGGTGTTTTTGGTATTGGTGGTATACCTTCAACACCAGTTGCTTTTGCAAAAAATATAAAAAATTGGAGATTATTCCAAAATCCTATTATTAAAGGTGCTAAGATTATAAAATCACCTTTGCAAAATGATAAAACTGAATTTATTGCAGAAGATTATATGAAAGATATTATAACACCTTCTGATATTATAATTGAAAATATTAATGGTATATCTATTGAAATGTTCTTAAAAGAATTTACCATTGATACAAATATAATTAATGTTAAATTCAAATTTAATGATGAAATATTAATGATAGTTATTAATACTAATGATTTATTGGATATGGTTAAATCTAACCTATATGATGTTGAATTACCAGAAAAACAAATTATTAATTTATTTAAATTAAATAAAGATACCTTCATCAAAGCATTATCATTATATATTATATCTGAAATGGATGAAGCATTACCAACTAATGAAGTAGAAGAAAATGATTTAATACCTTATACTAAAAAAAATACAGAACAAATTACAAATATGGAAAACATAAATGAAGAAGCTAAACACCCAGCTTTAATTAAGTTAGATACAATTCATAAAGAAAATGATAAAAACTTTTCTGATGATATTAAACAACTAAACAAACAAGTTTCTGAATATATTAAAGATAATTCAAAATCTGTACCTTTTGATTATGAATACGATAAAGATAGCTTAAAACCAGAAGATATTGTAAAATATAATCAAGCAGACCCAAAATTACAACAATACATTGAACTTAATAAAGGTAATGGTGCAGAAGATATTGACTTCTCTATACCTCCAAGCCAATCATGGTTAGATAAACTTAAAAATGATATTGGTGAAGATAATTTCAAAAAAATGAAAACAAAAGCACACCTTAGAAATGTAGAAAGAAAAGCAGCAAGAAGTGCAAATGTTAATGTAAATGATTTTACTAAAAAAGATAAAGAACTAGCTAGTTTAGTTACTGTTAATGAAAATATTACAGCACACTATACAGATATTTTTAATAAAAAAAATATTGTAACTTTTAATTTATCAACAATTAATGAAGCTACCGAAATTAAACCTGAATTTAAAAAATTAGAATACCAAGGTTTAGGTTATCTTTATGAAAATAAAGGTTTCACTTCAACTACTGATGAAATGAGTAAATATAATTTCTTTTTCGATACTAACTCAAAACAAGTTACTTATGTATTAAAAGAATCTACTGACATGAATAAAGAAATTAAAAATATTAAAAAATTAATTTCATATAAAAGTGGAATCAGTAAATAATAACAAATAAGATTGGAAAATTGATATATTTTTCATATCTTTAAAATATATTCAATAACAATAAAATGCAGGATATAAAAATTAAAGATAACCCACAACCATTTATCAATCAAGATAAATTATTTAAAGCATATAAAATTGCTGGTATAAATAGAGAGTGTGTAGAAGTAATGAATGAGTTCGTAATAAACTTACTTACAAATCTACACACTACCTATTTAGGTAATTACCTAAAAACAAAAGAAGATGTTGAAGGACACTACAATTGGTGCTTCAATAAAACTGTTAGTAATTTTAACTACTTAAATTATAAAGAAAAATATAGTAAAGAATTAAAAGATTACTTCTTCGCACACGCATTAGGTTATATATATACAAATAATAATTATAAATTTACCGATAATGAAGACCTAGTATTAGATACTCTTTTCTATAATATGATACTAGATTACTTCACACAAAAAACCGATAAAGAATTAATTGTAATGGTAGAACTATACAGCATAATGAAAATATGTTTGTTTTAAAAAATATTAACAATATGGAATTAAGAGAATTAATTAAAAACAGTATTAAAGAATATTTGAATGAAGCGAGTTTAAATAATAAAATAATAAATTTGATAAATAATTTTACTAAAAATGATGAATCATATCAATATTATATTAATAATAATACAATATCTATAAAAATAATTTACATTAGATTTGGTAAACCTAGAACTGACGATTCTAATAAAATAGTTGCAAGTAAAAGACATGTATACGGACAAGAAGTTAACTCAGAAGATGGTGTTAGTGTATTTGAAATGGGGTGGGATGGTAAAAATATTATATATCTTGATGGTGGTAGTGCTTTAAATTCTTCTTTTGATGAATTAACACAACAAGGTAGAGAAGTATATTGGATAGATGGTGAAATTGATTGGCGTGCAGAAGGTGCTGATGGTGAACCAATTATGATACCAGAGACTGTTAAAATATTAGCTGAAATACCAAAAAATTTGATAATAAAATATTAACAATATGGAATTAAGAGAATTAATTAAAAACAGTATTAAAGAATATTTGAATGAACAACAAGAACAAGATAGTGATTCTGATAATCGTAAAAAGGTACAATTAGATATAATATTAAAAACAAACCCTATGTTAGATGATTATCATCTAGGTATTAGGACATTAAATGATATTAAAACAGCAAAGGAAGCGTGGGACACAAACGTTGATTTCAATGAAGATTTTGTTTATCCTGATTTTTCACAACAAGATGCTAAAAAAGCATTATCATCTGGGAAGATTAAAATTTACAGTAGTTATCCAATCAAACAAGGAACTTTTATTACACCATCCAAAAGAATGGCAACAGATTATGCAGGTGGAAAAGAACCTTATTCAAAGGTTGTAGGCATAAATGATGTTGCTTGGATAAATGCAGATGAAGGTATGTTTGCGAAAATTAAATAGAGTTAAATACATTTATTAATTTTATAAAATTTTATAAAAAATATTTATAAAAGAATATTAATATATCTCTATTTAAATAAAAATAGATTTATATATGGCAACATTACTCCGTTCCGTTCCACTAACAAATGAACCTAAATTAGTTAATAGGTTCTACCTAGAATTTCCAAGTGAATTATCTATCGAATCTTATTTAGTTCAAACTACTACTAGACCTAAAATAAATATTACAAAAACAGAAATTCCTTATTTCAATACAGAATCTTATGTTGCTGCTAGATATAAATGGGATGAAATTACAATTCAATTTATTGACCTTATCGGACCATCAACTTCACAAAAATTAATGGAATGGGTAAGACTTCATGCAGAATCACTTACAGGAAGAATGGGGTACGCTAATGGGTATAAGAAGAATCTTTCACTTACTACTGCTGACCCCACAGGGGTTTCGGTAGAAAAATGGGTACTTTATGAAACTCAAATAGTTAGTGCTGATTTTGATAAATTTGACTACGCTGGGTCTGAATTAGTCAAACCAACAATTATCGTACAACCATATTATTGCGAATTAAGTTACTAATAATATTAAAAGAGAAAAATTTAAAAAGTTTTTCTCTTTTTTTTTTGTTTTATGTAAAAAATATATTATATTTGTTTATTAAATATAAAAGAAAACATAATGGAAGAAGAAGAAATTTGGAAAGATATAATAGGATACGAAGGATTATATCAAATAAGTAGTTTAGGTAGAGTAAAAAGTTTGGAAAGAATATTAAGAAGAAATGATGGTATTAATCGGCAATATAAAGAATCTTTTTTAAAATATAAAAAAAGAAATAATTATTTAAGAATAATATTATATAAAAATAATACATATAAAAATTTTGATATACATAGATTAGTTGGTATACATTTTATTGAAGTAGATATGAATTTAATTAAAAATTTAGAAATTAACCATATTGATGGAAATCGAGAAAATAATAATATTAAAAATCTTGAATGGGTTAATAAAAGAGAAAATACATCACATAATAAAATTGGTATAAACTTTTTAAGTAAATTTATTGGTGTTTATTGGGTGGTAAACCACAAAAATTTTAGGTCTACAATTTTCAATAACGGTAAAACAGAAAGTTTAGGTTGTTCAATAAATGAAATTGATTGTGCAGAAACTTATTTAGAATTTTGTAAAAATAATAATATTGAAAATAAATATGCTTTTGAAATCTATAATGATTATTGTTTAGAAAATAATATTGAAAATAAATTTCTTTTAGAACCAAACAAAAGAGATTGGGTTAACAGATTGAAATTAGAATCTGATAATAAAAAAAGTAGTATATTAATTGGAGTTGGATTCAGAAAAGATAGTCAAAAATATCGTGCTAAATTAACTTTTAGTATTGATGGTGAAAAAGCAAAAGAACACACTATATTAACTACAAAATCTGAACATGAAGCAGGTAAAGCAATTTTAGATAAATTACTTTCATTAGGTAGAAATGAAATTACTGATGCACTTGCTTTCCAAAAATACAATGAATATTGTAAAATTAATAACATTGAAAATACTTATCCAATTCCAAACTTTAAAATATGAAAGAAGAAGAAATTTGGAAAGATATACAATTTCCTATTATCAAAAACGTTGCAGCTAAATTATTAGCTGATGATATTAAAGGTATGACAAGAGAAGAAGTTAGTGAAGCGATGGGGAAAATGTTTAAAGATATTGAAGAAAAAACAGGTTATAAAGTTAATATAGATGTAACTAATAACTCACCAATAAAATCGTTATTCCCAGAAGAATATATTAAATCTAAAAAAATATAAAATACTATGAAACAATATCATAAATTATTGGAAACAATTTTAAGTAAGGGTACATTAAAAGATGCATCAAGGGATAATATGCCAAAAACAATATCATTATTTGGTGGTCTAAAATGTACATATGATTTAAGTAAAGGTTTTCCTATATTAACTACAAAAAAAATATCATTTAAAACTATTGCAACTGAATTATTATGGTTTTTAAGGGGTGATACAAATATTAAATATTTAGTTGATAATAAATGTAATATTTGGAACGAAGATGCTTATGCTTATTATTGTAAAGTGGTTAAAAAATTTTCTAAACAAACAGAAGAACCGCCATTTACTTTATTAATGGATGACCCTAATGAAAACAAATTAAGACCTTTAAGTTTTAGTGAGTTTATTGCTTGTATTAAAGAAAATAAAATATCTTCTTATGGTAATTATACACTTGGTGATTGTGGGGTTCAATATGGTGAACTTTGGAGGCGATTTAAAGGTGTAAATGGGGATGGTGATGTAGTTTTAATAGACCAAATAAAAGAAGTTATTAGAACGCTTAAAACAATGCCAGAATCAAGAAGACATATTATTGTAGCATGGAATCCATGCACATTAGATGATATGGCATTAAATGCTTGTCATACATTAGTACAATTTAATTGTAGAAAGGTAAGTATAGAAGAAAGGAGTGAAATTGCTACTAATTTATTAGGTAATTATGATACATCAACAAATGTTGATTACATGCATAAATGGTTTGATAAATATAACATTCCAAAATATCATCTTGATTGTGAAATGTATCAACGTTCAGCAGATTCATTTCTAGGAGTACCGTATAATATTTCTTCATATGCTTTATTAACTGAAATGTTATGTAAAATAGAAAATATGATACCTGGTCAATTCATACATAGTTTTGGTGATGCACATATATATGAAAATCATGTAACACAAGTTAAAGAAATTTTAAGTAGGGATACTGAAAAATACGGTTTACCTAAATTAGTATTAAATAATGAAATTAATTGGCAACAAGATTTTGATGAATTACTAAAAGAAGATAATTTATTTTCATTAGAAAATTATCAATCTTATGATACAATAAAAGCAGAATTATCAACAGGAATAAATAAATAAAAACATGAAAGAAGTACTATTATCTCACATTAATCAAATAATTAAAACTATTAAAAATGAATATAACAATCTTTTTTTGAAAAGATATACATTATTTTGGTTATTTGTAAAATTAAATATATTATTCATTAAAACTATTGTAAAAATTCCATTCTACATCATAGCTTTAATTTTTACAATTATTATTATTTTAATTATTAAAATGATATATAACAAAAGGATTGCAAACTTTATTATTAAAAAACATTTATTATTATGAGAAACTATATAACGTATCTTCCATTATGGTGGAAGTTTAAAGGACAATATCTTCATTTAGATTTGTACAGGAGTATTAAAAATTTATTTACTTGGTTTACTATTATCTGTAAAGATAGGGATTATGATTATAGTAGTATATATGACATATTAGAGTTTAAATTAAATAATATGTTAAAATATTTTATAAAGAATAATAGATATGTTCAAAATGATGATAATATTAAATATATAAAACTTTCTCTTTCATTAATTAAAAAGATAAGAGATGATTATTATGTAGATTTACATCACGATATAATTGATGAGAAATGGGGTGAATCTGATTTTTATTTTAAAGATATTGAAGATAAACCTGGATATAGTTCGATGGAAATGCGTAACCCTAACATTGATACACCAGAGAAACAAAAAGAATATAGTGAATTTTTTTCATTGGAAATGAAAAAAGGGTATAAAAAACAAAAGAAAGCTAAAAAGTTATTATTTACTATTTTAGAAGAGAAAATTGAAACTTGGTGGGTTTAAAAAACTAAAATTAAACTATATATATTAAAAAAAGGATGAAAAAAATAATTTTTACAATTGCATTAATATTATTAATTATATTTACTTGCGTTATTTAACACAATTTAAATTATATTAAAACAACAAAAATGTCGCAAATAAATTATATATTTGCGACATTTTTATTGTATCTTATTTTTTATTATTATGAAACTTTTCTAATGGTGAACCAAAATAATTAATATATTTTTTACCATCGAATACTAAAATCTCTTGTTCTTTTTGTTTCTTCCAACCAATATGTAACCAGTTTGGGTTAGTATTATCACCCTTCTCCCAAATTAATTCAGTAAAAGGTATTTTGTTTCTATTAATCACTAACCACTTAAAAACATCAGACGAAATATTTTTACCATCTTTAATAAAAGTTTCATCCATCGCCTCAGCCGTTAAATGCATACTTGTACTGTTCTTATTCCCAGTTACAGCAGCATTCAGAGCAGGACATCTGTAAGCACAAGTTGGTGCAAACCCACCAAATTCTGCTCTAATAGGTTCAGCAATATTTATTGCACCGTATTTTAGGTTTTCAATAATATTTGCAGGAGGGTTAAATTGTTCTGCGAATTTTTTAGGGTCTCTCTTAGCTGTTTCAGAATTTAAAAACTCAGATAAGGAAAAATTTGTTGATAATTTCATTTTAATAAAAAGTTAAAATTATTATTTTTTAGTTTAGAGGTTGTTCTGTATTTGTTGGAGTACTATTATTATTTATTTTTTTATCAGCCACGTTTATACCGAACATAGTACAAATAAATGTATAATCAATTGTTAATACCATTTCTAATTGTTTAAAATCACCCATTGCTATCCATTTAGCGTGTGCAGCGATTATACAAAGCATAACAAACAATGCACTTAATTTTTTACCACTAAATCCACCATCTTTATTGTCAAAACTTGCTAATAAATTATTAAATATTTTTTTCATATATATTATGTTATTTTTTAAATAGTTTTAAGATTAGTGGAAAAACATAAGCACCACCAATTGCTAATACACATAAAATATAACCAAAATATGATGCTAAATTGTTATTTTGTCCTGTACCATCGGTAGCTATGTAAGATATAATGCAACCTAAAAAAAATAGTGCTGCTTGTAATATTATTTGTAATTTCATAATAGTTATTTAAATTAAATACTTTAAAAACCAATTTATTTTAATAATTTAGAAATAGTTTTATATCTTTTCTAAATTACCAAAAGAGTTAGTTTTGTAAACTTTATATTCATTAGTTTCATTTGTTTTATATGATATATGAATAATATTATTATCCTGGATTATTAATTTATCGTAAGACAAATTATCTTTAATATAATTAAATAGTTCAATATTTTTAACACCTCTTTCTAACGATTCTATTTCAATATCTATTGCTAGTCCAAAAGTATGGTCACTATCTGTATCAGTACCTAAATATGAAGATGTTTCATAATTTCTATATGATGGTAACATTTTTATTGCTGATTTAAAATGTTGACAACATGGTTCATATATATTTGTAATAATATTTGTTAAATTTATATATGCTTCACTTGTTGGTGTATTATCAATTGTAGAATCATACACTTCTGGAAAAGTTGTTAAATCACTTAAATATAAATTAAATGTACCATTTGTTATAGTATCAATTAACCACGATTTTGTTATTTCATTATATACAGACATAATTTATATTTTTATATATTTACCATTAGTATATCTAACAATATTTTTAGTTTGAGAACTATCTTTTCTAATCCAGAAACTATTTGCATTATAAGTAGGTATTGCTGAATTATTTGTACTTCTATTATCAGTATATGTTTTTGAAGTATCAGATGATGTACCTAATATAGAAAGAATAGGGTCAGTGATATAAGGAACGATATAACGTCTAATTCTAGAACCTTTAAAAGTTGTTTCTAATTTATTTGTATTAGAATTTATTTTATGTGAAACTTCTAGAATAATGTATACACCATCAAACATAGGTACATTCTTTAATTCAAAATATGTTGTTGGTTGAATACATGTATTTCCAAAAGGAATTGTAACAGTACAAGTATAAGCTCTTTGTTCAAATACATTGAATAAATTTTGTTTTTGTAATATTGGTGTAGCTGAATCTTTCTTTTTAAAGATATCATCAATTAAACGTAATGATTCACCAGTTTCTTTTATTTCTGATGTATCAATATCAATATTATTAAATATTGTTTGGTTTTGTATACCAAAATTTATATTAAACGAGAAAACTGAATCACCGAAATCGGTAGCTGATTGAGTTGCATCACTAAATTTAACAACATCATTTTTATCATTTTGCGATGAATACCCACCAACATACATACAAATAAATGCTGCTTTTTGGTTTAAATTTACAGTAGGATTTACATTGAATATTTTTTGCCATATATCTGTATTAACTACACCATTTGCATCTTCTTTATAATTTATAAAATTTGGTAATGGAAAGAACTCAAAATTATTTTTAGATAACATAGTAGATAATGCACCATATAATTCAGTTTCAGGTGTAGCATCATAATCTAATATAGATGAAAAATCTATATACGCTTTCTTTCCAATATCATTAAATGCTCTATCAACATAACTAAATTTATCTGTAAAGAATGTAGTAGTACCACCAGTACTTCCAAAATAAGTATTTTTTAACCATCTATCATAAAATGTTTTAAAAGAATAATATAATTCAGTTTTTAAATCTGAATCTTTTAAATTACTTAAAATCTCTTTATTTTGTTCTTCATTTAATTTTATTTTTGCATCTAATAAAGGTACAATATTTGCTTTAAAACCATTCCAAAAGGAAGTTAACCACATATCATTAAATGTATTATCTGTTCTTATTAAAACATCAAATGAAGGGTTATATTCTGGCGAACTACCATTAGGGTCTAAGAAAGTAAATGAAGTATCATTTGATACATAAGTTAACCCATTATTATCACTAGATGGAAACATATCTTTATAAAATAAAGTAGTTTTTATTTCTTCTGCAAAATTAGTATTAGGTTTATTATAAGCATTACTTAACTCTGTTTCATAATCTGATTGATTACTTTTATATGTATTATAATAACCTACAAAAAAATCTTTATCATTATCAGACAAATTTATTAATTTACTATCATTGTAATAATTATCTATATCATAATCAGTATTATCTTTGTTTGCAATAATTTCACCAATATATATTAAAACAAATTTTGGTATTTCAACAATAATAGGTAAATTAAAATATTCATATACAGTTTTTAATTTTATATTTTTAAATATTTCTAATGAAATAAATAAGTCTTCAATTAATTTATCTGATTCAATACTTTTTTTATAAGCATTTGCAAATGTTTCTACGAAATCACCGTCATAAAATACTGACTCAGTAATTTTATTATTACTAGCTGTATCAGGTAATAATAATAAATTAGTATTTGTTTTTTTTGCAACTCTATCACTAAAAAAATAATTACTTAATGTTGGTGTATTTAAAACTCCACCATAAAATTTTAATGGCTCTTCATTTACCAAATCATCGTTAGTAATAATAGTTGGTTTAGTGTCTAATTTTAATAAACCTTTATAATTAGTATTATTATTTGAGTATAAAGTACGATTACTTACTGTATTACCTTCAATACCTTTACGTAAAAAAGTATTAGCACCAGGAAGATTATTATTACTAAAACTTTTTATAAAATTTGTATCAGTAACATTATTTATAAAATTTTTAATACTTTTCATTAAAGTAACATCATATACAGAAGCGATTAAATTTTCTGCTTCTGCATTTGATAAAAATCTAATTAAATAAGCACCATTACCAACATTATCACTATTATTCTTTACATCAGCCAGTTTTCCTTTATAAGAATATTGTGTTGATAATGTATATCTTTTAAATAATGTTGTAAATATGTCATCTAAATTTGTGTTATGATTAAAATAATTTAAATCTTTATTTTCTATATCAAATGCACCACAAGGAATCATTTTACTAATACCTTCTGAATTTGTTGCTTGTGTAGCTTCTAATTCATTTTCATATTTTTTAACTGCGATATATGTGTTAATAAAATTTTCAACAAATTGTACTTCACCCCAATCTTTAAATTCTGCGTAATTACCTGGATAATCATTTACTTGCGTTTTCACACCATCAAGTATTTGTGTTTTAATAACTCTTGGGAATGCAGCTTCATCTAAAACCTGGTCTTTAACAGATGGATGTGTTACTTTTGCAGCATTTCTTAATGCATCCATAAATAATGTTGCATCATTTAAAATTATATCAAATACATTACCAATAGTAGGTTCAAAACCTAAATTTTTTGTTTTGCTTTTATTTAATTTATCTTGTATTTTCTTTTCTGAATCTGAAATATTTTTATTAACTGTAACTTTATTTTTATCAATTTTTTTAATAAACTTAGTTAAAACTAAATGATATTTAATATATGTATCTTCAACAGTTTTTATAATATAAACATCACCAGTATCATAAGTTATATCTAAATCACCAAATTCAATTAATTTTTTATTAATTAATGTACCATAATATTTATCTAAATTATCAGCATTTTTAATACTAGTAATATCATCATCTTTTATTAAAAAAGTATAAAATATTTCACTATCTAATGTTTCAATAGTATTGTTTGTTGTAAAATCGACACCTGATATAGGTTTATTTATTAATAATTTAATATCAATCCATTTAATTGGTTCATTACTTTTTGTATTGGAATAGATAGTACCTTTTATTAAGTAATCTTGTAATAAAACTAAATTACTCATTTTTGTAGTCTCAATATCCTGTACTTTCTTTTCTTCTTTATCTTCAACTAATGCTTTAATATCATTATAATAATTTCTACCCCTAGTAATTAATTCAAAATAACTATCAACTGGTCCAGTATTATCTAATGATAATAAAGTTTGTGGTTTATTTAAATATGATGCTGTTTTTAACCAACCTAATCTAATATCTGATAATGGTGCAAATGTTTTACCAACAAATTTAGCTGTAACAATAAAATTACCTGTACTTGAATCAAACTTTGTATTAGTAGATAATAAATGTAATTCATACCTAGTTGTTTCACCAAAAACACCTTTCAAAAGTAAAACAAATATAGGTGGTTCAAAATCAAATAAAACTCTATATGAATTTTTACTATCATTTGTAGAATTAAAAAAAGATGCACCTTTAACATCAATAAATTTTATTGTTACTTGTGGTACTAATTTAGATTTTATATCTACATCGATATCTTGTATACCAAACCCCTCATCAAGATTAAGATTATCTCTTTCATTTATATCACCACTAATATAATCAGTATAACCAGCAGTGTATTGATTATCTTTATTATCATCACTAGTTTTATAACCCATAAAACTAACTAACTTAGAAGTATCACTACCTGATGTTATTAATATAGAACCTTTTGAAGTCATTAAAGCTTTTACTTCTTCATTTCTAACAGCATATAATTCAACATAAGGTACAAAATTTTGATATTCAGGTATACCATTTTCAACAGCTTTACCATTTGAATCAAATGCTAATGTATTTTCAGGGTTAGTAATTATGTTAACAGTTGAATTAGCCATATAAAAATGTATTTAATTTAAATAGTTTTGTTAATATAATAGTTTTGTGTTTTTTAAAAATAATCTATTTAAAAATAAAAGACATGGAATTTTACACAGATGAACAATTAAAAACATTTAAAAATGAAAAATTAATTGAAATTATGAATATTTACGGTGATAAAACCGAATTTCTTAAACTAGAAGCTGATAAAGCAATTGTTGCTTTTGAAAAAACATACGAAACCTATGGTAGATGTTTATTAGTTTTAGATGAAAGAATGAACGGGAAAAAATAATTACAAAGCATTATATAAATTAATTTTTTCAACAATTTCACTTATAACATCATTAATAGGGAAAGGTATTCTAATGACAGAACCATCAGCAACTGAAAATTCATCAATAAATTCTGGATTAGCCATCGATATTATTCTTCCATATAACGATGTACCATAAAATTTATATGATAAAGCATCATAAGTTGTAATACCTTCTTTAAAATATTCTCTCTTATCGCTATTTCTATTATTTATAGTAATAAAAGGTATATTTGCATTACTAGGAAAATATTCATATATATTAAAAACACCGTTAGCCATTTTGTTATAATTAAATCTATTTAATATAAATACTACTAATATGGATATTTCTTCAATGTTAAAAAATTTAAAAAATCTTTTAAATTTTAAATCAACAAATTCACAATCAATTCCTTCAACAATGAGATTACTTGCTGCTGAAAGACCTGGACTATCTGTAATAAAATGTTATAATGAATATATTGAAATTAAGAAAAAATTAAACATTCCAATTGGAACTTTACCAGATGGTTCAGTTAATCCTGACGATGTATTAGCATATAGTATGTTTGAAATTATAATTAATGCTTTAAAAAATGATGCTAAAATTGAAACTGCAATACAACCATTAGGAAAAGTAACTAGTGTTGGTACAGATGCTGTTGGTGTACCTGTAACTACACAAGGCTTTGTTACTGATATACAAGTAGGTGGAACAACAATTAGTTAATACTATTGTTGTACCCCACCTGTTCTCGCTGCTTTTGCATTTAAAGCGTAAGTTTTAGTAATATTAAGAGCCTTAGATATTTTATCTTTATCTATATATAAATCAACATTCATTTTTATATCTACTGATTTATCAGCAAATTCCATTTTAATTGGTTTAGATAATATATTTTTTAAATCTGATATTGCAGTAAAAATAGAAGTATCAGCATCTTTTAATGTATCAATTGTTTGTTTTAATTTATCTAAATTAGCTGATGGAGCATTCATAAATGATGTTATAGATGAAAACGCATTTCCAAGACTAGTAAATCCACCTTGACTAGCAAGTAAAGTTGCACCAACAGCACCCAATGTCACTATACCTAACATAGCAGCTGGATTACCCAACATACTCATACCAGCACCTAATGCACCAATACCTAAACCTGCTTGTAATAAACCTGCACCAATATTTGGTGAACTAACCTTAGTTAATGAATCAACAAATGAACCCATACCTGTTGCAGCTAAATTAATACCATATCCAATGCCAACAGCAGCAGCACTCAATGCTAATAAACCAATAGATGCAGCAGTACTTGCAGCACCCACAACATAAATAACACCTGCTATGGAAGCACCGATAACACCTGTTGTAATTGCTACACCTGCCATTTCAGGACCACTCAATCCTTTAAATGCCACAGCTAATTTAGATACACCATCAGCAGCAAACATAATACCTGCACCAATACCAGCAGCAGCAACACCAATAGCTGCAATACCTGCTGCCTTAGACATTAAATTTGCACCAGAAGGTATATTATTTAAACCACTCCCTAATTTACTAGTGTCACCACTAGGTGTTGTTACTGGTGCTGAACCACCACCTTTACTAAACATACCACTAATAGCACCACCAATTTTACCTGCACCACCAGTTAATAAATTTCTACCAACTGCTAACGCACCATAAGATACTGCAAATGCTGCTAATTTTGCTGCAATACCTGTCCAAGGTCCAATACTTTTAGTAAAAAAATCACCTATACTATTAATTTGTTTTAAAACCCAATTAATACCATCTAATATTGGTAATAAACCTGTCTTTAATTCATTGACAGTATTTTTAAATGATTCATCAAAAGTAAATGCTGATTTAGCTCTTTCTTCAAGAGTCATTTGTTCTTGTTTTAGTTTTTCAATTTGCGAATGAACTAATGTAGATATATCTTTACTTTCACCATCAATACTTACTCTATAAGTTTTTGTACCTTTATCAAATTTAGCTAAATTTGCAACTACTGCTCTATCTTTTTCATCTAATCCAATTAAATTTTTACCAATATTTTTTTGCAATGTTAAACGCTGTGCTTGTTCAACCAAATTTTCAACACTTTGACCTGTAATATCCGATGCTGCTCTTAACCTATCCATGTCAACAGCAGATACTTGTAATTCGCCTGTTTCTTTATTAAAAACAGCTAAACCCTCGGTCATTTTATTTATTTTCTTTGCAAATTCTTCTGGTTTATTTCTAGCTAAGAAACCCATTTCAAAAGGGTCAACATTAGCAAATTTACCACCTAATGCAAATAATTGTGCAGATGCTTCAATAGTACCTTCAATTGTTCTAAATTTATCTATTGATTTAAATGTTTCATCCATATTCATTCTCTGTTGCATAGAGAACTCAGCCATTTTTTGAAATGCTTCTACACCACCTTGAAAACGATATTTTTGTAATTTATCAAAATTACTAAGTAAAATATTTATTGTTTTTGTTCCTGATAACCCTAATTTGTTACCACTATTCATTGCATTTTTAACAAATTCAGCTGTTTGACCTGCACTAATACCAATTGTTTCAAAATTAGCAGCTAATTTAGCAGCAGATTCAACACCCATACCAGTACCAGCTGATATTGCTGAAATATCTTTTAACATTGATTCAGTTAATATACCAGCAGTACCAGTTATATTAACAAATTCATTTTGTGCTTTTACTAAATCATCAATAGAAACACCTAATGATGCTGCATACGTAGATGAATCATAAATATTTTGTCTAAACTCTGCTGATGCACCAACTGATAACCCTAAATTTAATGACATTGATTTAATAGCTTTATCAGAAGTCATTAAATAATCCCATTTATTTAAACCGTTAGCAAAATCAATAACAGTATTAGCCATAACACCTAAAAGTGCAGATGTTTTTGATGTATTAGCTAAAATAGTTTGTTGTTGTTGTATTAAATTATTATTTTGTTTTAATAAATTATCTAAATGTTTTTTCTCTTTAATATCATCTTCTTCTTTACTATCTGCTAATTTATTACTTTCAAGTTGTAATTTATTATTATCATTTAATAATTTATTAATTTGTTTTTGACGTTCCTTATTATCACCTAATTTATTTATATAAGAAGAAAAATTCTTACTCATTTCTTTTTGTATTTCAGCAGCTTGTTTTAATGCATCATTAATTGCTTTTTGAGTTTCTAATTCATCGCTATATCTTTTTTTATCATCAGCCATTTGAAATACTTATTTAAATTAAATAGTTCTAATGATAATTTTCATCTATTTAATTATAAATCATACTACATTGGAAATAATTTATAAAAAAATAGTATTAAAGGAAAATAAAGATTTTTTTGTTAATTTATTATTAACAGAAAAACATACACCTATTGGTGTACTTGATGAAATTGAAAATACCAATCCAAATGTAAATGAAGGTAATAAAACTATATTAATTACTGGTTTTACAGAAGATAGATTAAATGAAGTAAAAGGATATAATATAAATACACCTTATGTTGTAGGTGTAAACGGTGTAACACAAATCACAATAGATAGTAATTTAATAATAACTGATGTATATTATATTATAGATAACATACATTACCATACAGATATTATTAATAATATTACAACATATGCTTTTAGTGGAACTGGTGGTGTTGGTCCAGGAATGAATGATAATTTTTTATATAAAGATGATACTTTATTAGGTATAACTGAAAGACCTGATATAAAAAATTATATTAATATTGATAGACAAGAAATTTCAATCATAGAACCACAATTATTAATACAAAATGTTAGGAATCTTGAAGATATTGAGGATTTAATAAATGATTTAAAAATTTAAAAGAAAAATATTTTATTTATAATTTTATTTTTGTTATATTTGTAACCTTAGTTGGATATTATCCGTACAACAGTATATATATATAACATAATAATACTTATGGGATGTTTTAAAGTAAAACGAAAAGTAGTTAAATTAAATCTAGGTGAAGATTATAATATTTACTATAATATTAATAATATAATGAAATGTAAATTCATCCAGGTAACTAAATGTGGTTTTAATTTACTAAATTTGACCACAAATAAATGTATATTAAAAAACCATCTATATCCGAGTAAATGTATTAATCATTCATCAAATGATTGGTACTGGGTTAATCCGCTATTAAAAATAGAAAAAATATAATGAAAATTAAATATAATCTACCGACTTACGAAGAGTGTTTAGAGGTTTGTAACAGAACTGGTGATATGAAATTCTATAAAAAAGAATTGTTTTATAATAAATATAAAATAGTTGTTTTTAATTATAGATTCGTTGATTTAAATGATTTTATTAATAATGATGCTTTGGAATATAGAGGTTTAACTTTTGTATTCAATGAAGATGGTACATTATATAATAGGTTTCTTAAATTAAGAAAATTCTTTAATTTAAATGAAAATGATAGTACTCAACATATTAATCTTTTAAATAAAAAAATTAAATCAATACATAACAAAGAAGATGGCTCTTTAATAACATTTATTAAATTACCTGATGAAACTGTATTAGCTACAACAAAAATGACTTTTGAAAATGACCAATCAAAAGTAGCACAATTCAGATATGAAAATAATGTTGAAAATATTAAACCATTAATAGAATATTGTTTAAATAATGAAATTATCCCTATATTTGAATTAACAGGTCCATTAAATAGATTGGTTTTAAAATATAATGAAACTAAATTAATCTTATTAAGACTACGTTGTAATAAAACAGGTGAATTATTGAAATTTAATATACTCCCTGATAACTTATTAATCGATATACCTATTGCTATTAATGAAAATTATAATTCATTAGAAGAGATGGTTTCATTATCTGAAACTATTGAAAATAAAGAAGGTTGGGTTATAGTTTTAGAAAATGATTTAATGTTAAAAATTAAAACAAAATGGTATTATAATCTCCATCGATTATTATCTGATGATATACATAGAGAAAATACTATAATAGAAATAATTTTAGATGAAAAATTAGATGATATATATTCTAAAC